AAACTGTTCAATACCTCACCTCTAAAAGTACCGCCAGCTTGGTCGCCTTGTAAAAACGCTCGACCTTCAATACTTGTCGAGGGAACAGCTTTGTTTGTCTCTTGATTAATTGCGGTTAATATTTTGGTTGCTAACTTAGTGCCAGCGCCTTTTGGTAAATCTGCCCTTTGCTCTAAATTTTTTACGCTGAAAAATTCTGCGCCTTTATACTCCTCAAAAGGAGTTGCGCGTATAATATCCCATTCGGCCTCGTCTATTCCTGCCCGCTCTAAACTTTCTTTTAACATTGGTTCTTTCTTGCCAATCTCTTTCCATGTGTACTTGCTAGTGTCAGCAAGTGTACCAAAATATTGCACGCCAAAAGCGCGCCTGCCAGCGTAAGTAAGTGGAGAAAGAATTGATACTCGCATAGTAAAATCAGCTAACCGCTTAGTAACTTCTGGCCCGGTAATATCACCAACATATCGCTCTAAAGTAGCGGCGACTGTTGTAAATTCGTCAGCGCTAATACCTAAACGAGTTGCTAACATTTGTCGCTCACCCAAACCTAAGCCCATTAGGTTTTTTAAATAATCACTAATAATGCTCGTTTGTGGTAAGCCATTCATTTGCCTAGCTAGTCTTTGAAAATTTATATCGGTAATAGCCGCAATCGAGGCAGACCCAAGTTGAGCCGACTGTAATACTTGACGCAATCCAGCGATCCCTGCGGGAATACCATTTCCAGATATCCCAGAATAATTACCAGACATAATATTGTAATAAGTCTGTATATCTTCTGATATTTTTTGCGCTCTTAGTATGCTTTTTGCATCGCCCTTTACATTAGCTTCTTTTAGCATTTTCTTTTTAAGAAATTCCATAGTTGCCTTTGGGTTCGGCCCTAAACGCTCAAGAATAGCAACATCACGTGACAGTGCTTCTACATGTGAAACCATTGTGTCAAAGGCATTGGACTCACCAAATTTATTTTGGTACTCCATCCAAGAATCTGCGTTTTTAAACTTTAAAAACCTGTGATCTGTTTTTCTTGTGGCAAAACTTCCTGCCGTATATTTCATTGGATCAATACGATTAAAGCCATTGGTAATTATAGTCTGATAAACTTCATTGATAACTGGCTCTATGCTTGCTGGAGTAAATGGCAGATTGGTTGATTCATCAACCATTTTATCCAGGTCTAATCGAGCTAAAGTAAAATCTCGCCAAGTTTTATATCCTGCTTGGCGAATCTTTAAGGAATGATGGGATTGGTTTAAACCCCTGTTTTCAAGTCTTGCAATATTCATCCCTGACGCATTAGCTCGTTTTCTTAAATATTCTTCAGCCTGATAATATGCTTGGAACATTTCTCTAGCACTAGCATCTGAGGTTTCTTCGCCAAAAGATTCACGCACTATGTTTTTTAAGTCAGCCTTATGTTTAGTCCGACCTACTAAATTCCGCCTAAACTTTTTTAAAAACTTATCCATACTTGAGAAAGCCATACCACTCACCGCTGAACGCATGAACTCAAGGTTGTTGTATGGCGCTAAATGGTCTTGCACAAATAATGCTTTTACAGCGCTAACAGTATCTAATTCGCCTTTGGTATTCCTATATTTAGAAATATCGTTATTAATATCCCTGATAACAGTAGCTGCTATTAGCTTTCTACGCTTTGCTTCCATTTTTTTAAAGTCTATCGTTTTATATGCGTCTCCTGCTGCACGCGCCTGCGCTTCTGCTGGATTCATAATTTTACGATATTGGTCATACAATGAGCCGTATAAATCTCTAGCTTCTTTTGCCTGGTCAGCGTTTAAAGACCCATTTGCCTCACCTCGATCTATACAATCTTTAAAACTCATTTTACACAGCTCCCTACATAATCAAGCATACTCTTGTCTTGCTCTATTGATTCTTTAATTTGCCTAACAGTTAAAACTTCAGGAACAAACTCGCCAGTATCCTCGTCAAAACGAACACCCACCGGAACTTCAGTATCCATATCAATACCTTCTAATTCTGCATCAACGTCTTCACTTTCAGGCTTAGATCGAGCAACCTCTGGCTGCGCTCCCTCACCGCTTAAAGTCGGAGCTTCATCTTCAACACGCCCCATACCGCCAAACATGTCTTGTTCTAACTGATCCGCTTGTTTTTCAAACCCAGATGAACCAGGCTCATCAAAATCATCTAACCTGTCATTCTCTCGTTCTTTAATCTCGCGCTGCGTGCTGAGATCATCGAGGTCGCTTCTATTTCGGCTAGTCGCCGCCCCTCGTATATCTCCGCTATCAATTCCTCCTCTGATAGCATCGACAAAGTCTGCGATTGGGTTTTCATATTTTCCTGTTTCGGCTGCTTGCCTTGCTGCTGCGTTGAGGGCGTTTGAGATCGGCCCTTTGCTATTTGCGAGCGCTTGTAAGACTTGGATCGCTTGGGCATCTGCATCTCTCCTTTCAATGTTTTTATCTCTGGCAAGTGTATTGCCTTCTAATTCAATTTTTTCTGCGTTATTAATTAATGTGTTAAAAGCCGCTTTATCTTTTTGCAGCCTTTTGAATGCCGCATCTAATATCTTAGCCCTTTCTTTGTATAAACTTGTTGTTATTATTTCCTCGCCAAACAAGTCATTTTGAGTCGCTGTCATTGTTGGCGCTGAGTCCATCTGCCTAATAATAGCTTCAGCCTGAAAAACATTTGAAGGATTAGTTTTTGCTAATACATCTACTGCTGCTACGTGTAATTCAGGTTTGTCTTGTAAAATCCGGCCAACCACTGCTGCGTAATTGTGAGGCACTACTTCATTTACCACTGCCATAAACGCATCATCGCTTAACTTCATAATATCTAAACCATCTGACACCAGGCGACTGCTAATTGGTAGTGTGGCAAAATCAATATTCACACCTTCTTTTTCTCTAAATACTCTCGCGGCGTCTAGCGCTGTACCGCTATCTTGTGCAATATTTTTAACGGCAGCCCTAAGCCTAGCTTGCCCTGGAGTAATGCCATCTCTTTCTCGGTATACTCTAGCAATTAATTTAACATCCGAATCTAAATTTTTACTTTCTAATCGTTTTGCTAGTGCTAGTCTTTGGTGCCCATCAGCAATAAATGTTCGCCCATCAGCATACTCATAAACCATTATTTCACCAGCTAATTCCGGATCCCACTTCTCAACACTAGATAATCTTTTAGTAACACCATCTGAATCGCCGCCAGATTTAAACTGAAATGTTTTAGCGTCTACGTTAATTTCATTTGGCTTGTATTCAAATAACTGGCCGCTTAAATTTGGCCTGTCTGAATTAATAGGCGCAGCTTCTACTGGATTAGAAGTTTTTACAGGCGCAGGTAATTCAGGTAATGCTTTAGAAGTAACCTCGTAAAATTCACCTTCAATAAAATCAATGGCTTCGTTTAGTTTTTTCTCATGGATAAAGCCATCTTCATCGTTCTTAAATGGATTGGAATTTAAATCATCTTCTAAATTAGAAACATACCTTTCAGCCTCTGGATTTCTTTTACCACCAGCCTTTACAAAAGCCTCGTAACCTTTTTTAGCCTGGATAGCAGTAAGATTAATTCCTTTAGCAGCAGTGTATATTCCACCGGAAAGTATCGCAGCGCCAGTACCAGCTATTGCAACACGCGATGCAAAATCTTTAATTCCGTAATCGTAACCTAATTCCTTGTACCATTTAGAAACATCGTATTGCACGAAAGCCTCTGAAGTCGCACCAATAGCAGCCTCTCTTGCCATAAGATTCCATACGCTTGAGATTCTGCCCAAAAAACCAAACGGAATGCTTGCAGCTACATACGGATCAGTAAGAGCGCTACCCATGCCCCCAATAATTTCTGGTATAAAAGATTCTGGCCGCGTAGACTGTATTGCTATATTTTCTTCTCTAATAGCTTGAGCGCTTAATTTTGCAGTTTGCTGTATTTGGTCTTCATTTAAACCAGCCATGTGTCCAAGAGTGTCTGGATGATCGGCAATGTATTGAAAAATTGTGGCTGTGGCTCTATCGTAATCTCTAAAACCCCTAGCAGGATTTCCAAAAACAGCACCATCTGATTCTTTAATATCCTCTATAACTGTGGCCCACTGCTCTGCAAGCATATTATATTTAGAATCGCTTGATTCAATAGCCTCGGCATCTCTAAATGCTGATTTAATTAATTCTACGTTAGTTGCAGGCGCTTCATTATCTAAACCTTGCTCTGGGTTTGGTAAGTCCAATACGCTTGGCTGGCCAATAAATAAACTCATTAATCAAGACCTACTGCTTCGTAAGCATTAAACATTAGAGATTTGCCGTTTACAAAAACTTGCCTTTCATCTTCATCTTCACCACGAGTAATAATATATTGACCATCAGAAATAGCACGCAAATTGTAATCGCCTAAATCTTTAATCAAACTATTAAACAATTCTTTGTTTAATCCAGGGTTTTGTCTATCCATTTCATCAAAAGTAACAGTCTCAATAGCTTGGATTAGCTGATTGGCTGTCATTCTGGAAGGAAGTACAACCTCACTAGCTCCGACTTCCTCTACGCCACCAGCTCCGGTATCAGGGTTGAACCCAGTTGCCATCTGCAGTGCTTTTTTATAATTGTCTTCATCCCAAGTTATTTTACCCGACTGCGCCTGGAATCCCGCATATATTCTTTTTGCAGTCTCAATTACAACCATTTTTGTTTGCGGGCTTAAATTGTAAGCAGATCCTAAATCATCAATGACGCCGCCAGCGTCTTCTGTGGAATATCCAGCAGCAGCTACTGAATTTTCTTCAATTAAATCACTACCCAGTAAAGCCAAATTTGCGGCCTTAAAATTCCCTTCCGACACCATACCGCCAATGTACGCATAATCTGGATTATCTTTAGATACTTGTTGAAAAACTTTGTACGAATTATTGCCAAAACTTTCAACAATAGAAGTAAACACATTTAATCGTTTTATTCTATTATTTGGGTTTGTAGGGTCGTAACCAATCTGCCTGTTAATAGTTTCCGCTTCGTCAGCCGTAAGTAACGGGGCTGCTGATAATCCATAATGAGTTGAAATTGTTTCTACATCAGAAAGTCTTTGCTGAATAGCAGCTTCTACCTCTGTTGCGGTTGAGTTTCCGCTCATTGGGATTGGCGTTAATTTAACAACACCAACCTGATTCGCATACAATAACGGGTCTTTCTCAAGCGCACTATTTACCGCTTTTAACTTCTTCTCCATATCGCTTTTTATATCAGCCTGCACTCCAGATTGAGGGTTGCCCATTTTAGACAACGCTTGCTGAATCTCTAACGACGATGATGTTCGGTAAGCATCAAGATTCTTACTGCGATATTCAGCCTCTGTAAGTTGTTTTTGCAGTAAAATTTTGTCTACATCTGTATCATTTAAAGCATCAATCTTTTGCTGAATAGCAGTGTATTGCCCTGAATTGTATTTTCCACCGCCAGTTAATAATTTTACAATATCTGCAAGTTGCGCTCTTATTATTTTTTTCTCGGCTGTTTGTTTAGAAGTGCCAACCTTTGCTTCAGCTACTAACTTATTTTTAAAAACCCTTGTTTCATCTACTGTAAGACCAGGCAATGGATTATTAGTTAATTCGCTAATTACTTCGTTTCTAAAGTCGTTACTACCTTGCATAAAATCAGACATTAAACTGTCTTGAACGTATTGTTTCTGTAAGGCGATAACCTGTGCTGATATTTTAGACTCATCAAAATTATGCACCCGCATAAATTCTTCAATATCTTTAATTTGATCGCCAGCAAGAATTGATTTATTAGCATCAGTCATGGAAGCGATAACGCTCATTTGATTGATTCTTTCATTCAACCCCATAATAGATCGGCCTTGCGATTGCTCATTTAGCTTTGTCTGATAACTAGCATTGTAGTTAGTCGCTGCTATTGATCCAATGGACGACAAAGATGCACGCAATGATACCGCTTCTTCAGCATCAAAATCGCTAAATGACGCACTAAACCCATCAATAAGATCATTAATTTGGGCATCAACAACCTGGTTAGATAGATCGTTTTGCTCTGCGTTTAATAATATATTACTTATTTCTCGCCTAGCATCGGTTTGCATCTCTTGTGACGCATACTTACTAGCTACCGCGAATGCTTGGCGCTCCTCAATGTTAGTTGGGCCACCTTTCTGAGATAAATTAGTTAATACTGATTGAGCGCCAAGATCAGCAACCATCTCATTACCGCGAACTTCAGCCGCTATGTTAGCTCTTTTTTGTACAAATTCACCCATTTGGTTAAAAACCTGGGCCACTTGCCCTAAACTTTGGGCTTTCTGACCCATAGCAGGATTGTATGTTTGCGGTATTTCAGATTTCACGCCGACTTTTTTATATCTTTCTCTCTTAGCCATTACGCAAGACCCCCAGTAGAATTAAGATTTAGCGGCACACCTATTACGCCACCACCTTGCGATGCTGAAACGCCTGCGCCTCTGCTAAAACTTGGCAATAATGATTTACCACCAGCTTGTCGGTACCCCATATAACCCATTCCAAGAGTTGCGCCAGCCGATAACAAACTGCTTGTTGTAGCGTTTTTAGCTGCTGATTTAGCAATTTTACTATGATAAACACCCATATCTTCAGCAATAGTCTGGTTATCCCTGGCTGTGCTGTATTCTAACGAACCCTGGCTAATTGCGTAATTACTCAGACTTAAAGCCGATCCAGATAAAGCATCAATACCACTTGCTGCTACTCGCGCAGTTGAACTTGCTAAATGCTCATTTAACCTAGTAAGGATATCTGCACCTTGCTGCTTATAAGCAATAGCTTTTGCTCTACCTTCTAGCTTGGCTTGTTGTGCCTGTGCTTTAAATTGAGCTGCTTGAGCTTGCCCTTGTTTAACTTGGGCATAAGCGCTAACACCCGCAAATGCGAGCATTGCATACGGATTTGCTGTTGCCATTGCTGCTGCTGACATCTTAGTTACCTATACTCATTCGATACTCAAGTCCAAGCACTGTCATTTTTAGCGGTGCTGTTTGAGTAATTGTTATTTGACCAGTTTGGCTATACCCAAGTAATCCATGAACAGTCTTTAAGCCTGTATACTCACCAACCGCTTGATCTAGCACACCCTCGCCGTAGTTTCTAAAGGCAACAAGCTGGCCATTAATTGACATGTTTTGTGTCTCGTAAACAATCGCATCTACCTGGAGTATGCGCTTCTTTAACCCCTGTATCGAGCCGGAACGTAGGTTTGGCTCCGCTGGCATAGTCTTTACTTCAACAGTGTAATTCATACCCACTTGGTAACTTGAAGTTGCAGCAGATTCAAACGTAACTGTATACGGAGAAGCGGGTACTGTCTGAACTGGCTCTACTACGCCATCTCTAATAATAGACACCTCTTTACCTTCTAAGTGAGACATATTGACGCTGCTTGCTGCACCGCCTGTCAAAGCACTATCTACTGTAAGATTCTCGTTGAACTTCTCTAAATAATACTTAACAACACCATTGACTGTTCTCTTAACAATAACGAACGCTTCATCAATCTCAACCGCAACATTAATAAACTGGCCATCAGTATCAAATTTACTTGGCGCTATAACGTCTTGGCTTGCCAAAATAGAATAAACCACCATACTGCCATCGGTGCCATTACATATATATATGCGGTCAGTTTCGTCTGTCGATGTTGCTCGGCGGATACCAAAATCTACTGGGTCTTTTAACAAGTGAGAGCTTAGAACAGATAGTGGTGTAGTGCCGTAACTGCTAGTTGTGTCTGTAAACTGAAAGCTAACCAGGGCTTTGCCTTGTCTCTGGATAAAGAGTGTCGCGCCAGATAAGTCATGGATTGGCACTCCTTCTCTACTGCCGATTCTGCTCTGTGATTTAACCAAGAATGACGATGGCGTAATAGGCTCATTACCTAGCTGCGCGACAATAAATTCGCCACCAGTAGTAAATATCTGAAGGTCTGGCCCAGCATTAATATGCACGATAACATTAAGTTGATTCGTGTTTATTGTAGCTTCAACACCCTCATCATCCAGGCCAGTGCCAGTATCAAAGTTAAAGTAATCGACTACCCTTGAACCCCAGATAGTATTAGGCCTTGATTTGCTGCCACCAAAATATAATCGGCCTTCATGGAAAGCAGCACTACGCGGCCAGCCTCTTGTGCTAGACCATATATCTTCATACCCATGCTCACTCTGCCAGTTGCCAGCAGTAATTGCAGTAGTATCAAAAAATGGTGACTCAACATAAGACTTCATTTCAGTATCGCTTACATACTCAACATACCTAGCGCGACCAAACCCATTTAATACCTGGGCATATTCACCTACTGCTGCTGGCTTAAATGCTTTAACGTCATAATTTGAAGTAGCGTTTGGCGCGGTATCCCAAGCTGGGTAAACAGTAGCAACCTTAGTTGCTGCTACATAATCTTCAATATGCCTAGTTTGTCCTGCTCCGGTGCCACTTGTTATCTCAACAAACATACCATTACATTGATCATCAGTGGTGTAGCTTGTCGCTGATTTTAACGTAATTGTATTAGAGCTTCCGGCCTGAGCTGCACCATTATCAGTAGTAACACTGCTTGCAGTTAGCGTTATATTTCCGGTAACTGCGCTTGGCGTTATAGAATACTGAGGCTGATGCGTATCAAAATCAAACGCATACAATGGGATATTAGTTATCGCTAAATTCTCAAACGTCCATGACGTATCAGAATTGCGAACCACCCTTTTTGGCTGCACATCTTCATGCACTAAAATCAACGTATCGACAGCCTGAGTAAAATTAAGATCAGTTAGTGTCGCTGCTGTAATACCAGTTGTTACCAGGTAATCATTACCAGTTGCATTGATATTAGTTTGCAGCACGCCGCCTTTAAACACATACATGCGCTCATCTACGAACACCAATAGATAACTATCAGTAGTGCTGTATTCAAAAGGTATTAGTTTAAACTGGGTAAATGACGCGCCAAAATCATAGATAAATTCCAAACCATCTCTACGGCGAACACCACCCTGCGGCTGCACTACAACATTAGTAGCAGACTCTAGCGCGTCTTGGTATTGTTCTAGGTCTGTTCTTGAGCGCAGTAAAGGGTCTAGCTCTCCAACCTTGAAGTTGTTTTGGAACTGGGTAATCTTTGCCATTAGCCCCTCACATCAATTAAGCTGAAGTCTTCTATGACTTCTGGCAACCTACCCCTACTATCTATATTCATAGCCGCTCTAAACTGGCCACCTCGCCCATTCTCGCCTGGTGTGCCAAAAGCAAGTGAGCGGTAATAGTCTGCTTTTTGTATTTGATCTGTAATAATAACTGCTAATTCAGCAGCTAATGCTGTCCTAAGCATCTGAACAAAATACTGAGGAAACTTACTTTCATCGACTGATGTTTGATAATCAATATAGACAGTCTCTAAATTGGTATACAGCTTGTCGCCGTATATTTCCCAGCCGTATCGCAGTGGTGATTCATTAGTGCCAGACGATGCAAATACGGATTGAACCCCGGATAACATATCACCTGGTAATTGGTAAGAATACAGCCACTCGTTAATCGGCGCTGTCTCTAATCTTGCTAGTAACACTTTGCTTGTGTTCCACGACCATCGGTAGCTCGCCAGCAAAGTATCCCTTAAATCTGGATATAACCGATCGCAAGCCTGGGCCGCATCGGTGCCTTCTGTAAAAGATGAAATAGGTGAAGCGCCTAATAGTATCAACGCATCGGAACATATTGATAAATTGCTATCGCCTGCTGCCATCTTTTAATCCTGTAAAAGAAGGGCCAAGTTTCCCTGGCCCAACACTACTTAGTCAGTATCTGTATTAGCTAAAACAGTACCATCGGTGACATCAACGACACCAGAGGCATTGGTTAGAACATACATAATTGACACTACTTGAGTACCACCAGTAGAACTACGGACAAAGATAATATCACCCACTGCTAGAGTGTCCGACAAATCATTAAAGTAGCCTGATGTATTTACGTCAGCAGCAGTATCAGCAGTTGCATAAGAGTAAATGCTTGGAGCATTACCCTTTTTGCTTGCGCCGATTGTTGCTAAACCAGTTGAGCTATAAGCCATTTCTTATTCTCCTTTACGCTTCAGTACAAGAAATCTTGACGATACCTTCATCATCGATTGCTACTGCGCCAGCAGAAAACATAGAGCTTACTAAGAAAGAAGTCTTTTCTGGAATATAATTAACTTCTGACTTTTGAGCCATAGATTCTGCGTAACCCATAGAGTCACGATGGCAAGCAAAGCAAGAACGAGTAGACGGCTTAGGTACACCACCTTCATCACGATCACCCATTGTAAGGATATTGAATCCCATGAATGAATTGATCTCGCCACGAACTAGAGCCTTAACTGAGGCAAAGTCTTGAGAAGTAATCTCTGTCTCGCCTAGTAGTGAGTCTAACTGTGAAGCATGCATAAGAAGGAAACGGCCCTCTGAAGGTACGTTATTCTCATTCATCGCTTTAGCAGTTGCACGTAGCTTTTCGATGTTCATATTAGTAGTTGAACCACCAACGTCAGTGCCAACAGTAGACGGACTAGACGCTGCATTGAGTGCATCAATACATAGCTGATCCATACGGCGGGCAATAGACTTAGATACAACCTCTACTAATTCACGGCGCTCATCAAAGTTAATGTGCGACTGATGGAAAATATCACTGTATTCAGCAGCAATATAATCACTCATAGTTGCAGTAACTTGTGAGTAAGTAACGTTTAGTGGAGTTACATCGGTTTGTGGTACACGAACAGTAGCAACGCCTTTTCCAATTTTAGGGAACTTGACAGTGTTACCTTGAACACCAGTACGAGTACGCATAGTACCACGTAATAGTGCTTCAGCTTGATACGCTTGTTTTACCTCTGATTCAAACAGGGTAACAAACGCTGTTGTTACATTCTGCGCCATTGCAGATTCTCCTTTATAAGAATATACGAATAACGCGATCCGTTGGCCTGTAAATCAGGGCGGTCGCTTGCGCGATATAGTCACGCCGCCAGGGGATTCACCCCATATACGGGCCGCGAGCGGTTGGCCGTCAGTCGAATAATAAATAACCAACGGCCATAGTGCAAGCGTTTATTGCTGTGATTCCATCCACTTCTTCTCTATCTGTGTACGCCAAGTTGGATCTGATAGCCAACGAGGGTCTGAGATAGCAGTTTCAAGATCAGCCTGGGTCATACTCGGCTGTTGCGGAGTTGGCCTAATTGGAACACCCTCATTAGTAATAGCTTGGTGGTACTTCAAGAAGGCATTAATTGAGTCAGCACTATTTAAACCAAAGGCGATAGCCTCTCGCTCATGCTCATTCAATGGTGCCTTCATAAGTAAACGCTCGGCCATTTCTATTTTTTGTTGAGCGTTTTCTCCCAGCTTTGACATTTCAGCAGTACGATCTTGCTCAAACTCTGCAAACTCTCTGCCAGAAATCTCACTATACTGACCAACCATTTCTTCAAAGGCCGCTTGGCTAACGCCATTTTCTTTAGCCCAATCCGAAAACATACCCAACATTGGATCATCATCAGATAAACCTTGTTCTGAAAACTGAGAAATATCATAACCGCCCTCCGGTGCTTTATGTTTCCCTGATCTAAACTTCTTTTCTAACTCTGTATAAGAATTAGCCAGCTTCTCTAAATCAGGGCCATCTTCACCCCAGAATTTTTCTGGGATATAGTCAGGCCTTTCCATCGGCTCGCCTTCTTTTGGCGTGTCGGTGGTAATAGCTTGAGTTTCTTCTGAATCCTCATGCAATGCAATCGGCGCTTCAACCTGAGCTTCTGGCGCTTCTGCCTGTGACTGGGGATTTAATAATGGTTGTTCTTCAGTTGTTTCTTGCTGTTCTTCAGACATTCTCACTCCTTGTTACACGTTTTTCAATCATTCGTACAATTTCAGCCATCCCTGTGCGAACGTAGCCATAAGCTGCATCCTCGCCTGGATACCAAGTTGGTTGCTCAATAGTCATACCGCGTAAGTGACTCAAGACCTTTTGGCCTTCCTCTGATTTGAAAAGGCGACCATATAGAATATCTACATCATCTGCCTTTGCAGTTTCATTCTGCGGTATTTCTAAGCCTTCCCACCCCTCTACATCACTCACTTAAACCATCTCCTGTTCCGGTTGTTGTTGAGATACTCCTGCTTCTTGCATCTGTTGCGCTTGCATCTGCTCTTGCATCTGCTGAAGTGCCGCTTGCTGTTCTTCTGGTGTGGCTAGAACGTTGTTATCAATACCCAGTCGGCCAGCAATAAACTCCATAACACGCGGGATAGACAAAGTGACCTGGGCTTCTGGCCCCATCTGCGCTGCGATCTGAGCGTATTGCAGAACTTCTTGCACTTCTTCCATCTTTTGCGCTTGGGCAATCGGGCTAACTGCTGCCAGCTTAATATCTACACCATTGATCTTGGCCGGAAAACTAACCAGGCCTTGCTGATCTAGCACATACATGATTCGACTTACGATTGGCAACATAGTCTCTGAGATCAATCGACCAAAAGCACTACCCAGGTTTGTCGCTAACTCGCGGGTACGCTCTGATATTTCAGTAGCCGATCTTGCCATCTGGCCGTCTGGCGGCAAAGTATCGTCCATCATAATCTTCTTAATGTTCATGCGTAGATCGTCAATGATAATTTGACTGACATTAAAATCGCCGGTACGAGGCAATGGCTGTAATGACGGGCCTTGTGGGCCACCATTCCTAGCAACACTTATTACTGCCCCTGGCTGGATTTTGATATTTTGTGGATTCAAAACACCATCATCCGCTGCTGTATAAACGCCAGCGATAGCCAAGCTCGCGTTTTTCAGGACTAGCTCTAGGGTTTTATTTAGCGTTTTAATATCGCTAATAGCAGTAACTAACGGCCCTCGGCCATAGACTTCTCCGGCAACCTTCATGTATCGCGCAACAATGAATGGATTAGATGTCAGCTCTCGGCTAACTATCTCAAGTTTCTTACCAGGCCATACAACGTGGTAGTTAAACCTGCCATTGTCATAGTCATAATAGACGCAATCAAATAGCTCAATTTCTTCATTCGGTCGTCTAGCAATAGCCTCGTCCAGCTCCGGCGACTTAATTACATCAGGGAACTCAATAGATATATACTCTGCTTTTACGCGCATCTTGCGAAAGATTGTATCTACCTTGCCGTCTACACTTTCTTCAATCGCAACCAGGTATTGCGGGATCGATGTAAATTTTACAGGCGTGGTTTCATCGCCTGGTGTAATCATCATTACCGCTGTACCAATAGCTAAGTCCAACAAAAACTCACCCATAGCCAAGTCAAAAGAAGTCTGGCGTAGAGAATCAAACATGATCTCTGTATAAGTATCTAAGGTTTGCTGCGCTTGGATTTTTATTTCTTCTGGAACGCCACTACCTGGCTCTAATCTGCACCACGTTTTTTGCGGTGGAAACAAACCAGCTTGTATCCGATTCGCAAAGCGCTGTGTAGAATGGATTGCGGTTGAGTCAAACACTCTTGCGGTTTTTCCCTTGCCTGCAACCTTACCTTCGTAGTAGCCCGAATATAAGTTACGTTGAGGTAACGCAAATTCGTAACAATCTTCATATATTGCACGCCATTCATCTTTTCTTGCCTGGGCTTTTGCTTCACGCTCAATCAAGGTATTGATATTCATCTTAGCCATTTTTATTTACCTTTCTTTTTAGGGAAGCCAAGCAACATACTTTTGTACGCTTTCCTGGAGATGGTTGAATTTTTCTTGCTACGGCTAGTGCCTGCTTTTTTACGCTTGTTAATGTTTTCGTATAAACCAGCCATTAGCGCACCGACCTTCCTGCTGTTAGCAGGGGTTGCAATCTTCCTGTTTGCCTAGCACGCTTACGGCCCGCAGTCTTACTGCCAGCTTCTCGCTGTAATCGCATAGTGTTAGCGCGGATACCTTTAATTTTTTTATCGGTGGCCGATACTTCCTCGCCATAGCTGCTAAGACTTGTAGCAACAGATTGACCAGCAGACATAGGTGACGCGGTACCCTCAAGAATTGATTTTGTGGTTAATAGATTTTTCTCCCAATCAGCCAAACCATAAGTGCTGGCTAGGTAATCTGCATCACTAAGTAACATTCTACTTTTAGCTTTAACCGGAGCTTGTTTTTTCTTCAGGGCTTGCCGTTTACCCTGGATATATGAATCACTAATCATGTTAGCTACCCAAAGTTGTTTTTTCTGTTTCACCTTCTGAGCGCATAGGGCTAAGTAACATTCTTAAACCACCAGTACGGCGAACACGCTTGCGGGCCTCGATCTGAGACATCGCATCTTTTTCTTGAGCTTCAGCCTTTTCTTCTGCACGCTTTTGCGCGTCTAGGGTAGACTGCGGAACTTTTGGCACTGAGGCCTTTCCCATTAATCCAGACATTTTTCAATCCTCGACATTAGATAATAATCAGCACCTTCTGGGCCGTATGACTTCATAAGGCACTCTACATCAAAACCTAATGCTCTAGCAAACCTATATGCTATCTGATTGTCTTCTCTAACTGTTATCTGCAATCGCCTTGTTTCAAAGTCTATCACTGCCTTATCAATAACTGCTTTCGCGCCGCGAACAACAGCCATAGCATGTTTGTTAATATGCACTGAGGGGATCATCCAAAGATCAGCAACACCTGGCCATAACTCCGACACACCAAAGATTGCGACTATTTTGCCGTCAGCAACACCCGTCCATGAATAATCTGGATTAGCGTTGCTCATTAAGTTTTCTATAAAGTCTGGCGTGCTATCAACGAACTCCTGCTCCATTGGTTTCATCTCCATTTGGAACACATGATTAACATTAAACGGAACAATCTGTTTATTAGGGGGCATTCTTAGATTTGCTAACTGGATCAAAATATATCAAAGTCTAAGTCGGCGGTGTAAGTAGACCCCGACTTTTGATAACTTCCTCTACGCAAGCGTCTCTGTTCGCCGCCACCTAGCATTAGGTATCCGAACGCATCACCACAATGCGAGTGTTCGTTCTTAACGGGCATATCCTTAAATCGTTCTTGGCCAGCACCAAGCGATTGACGTTTAAAGAAGTACCCGCCAGACAAACTTTTACGCAACCTGTTACATTTTTTATCGACCATAAGGCCAGGCTTACCAGCAACCAAGCGGCACATTGGTGAAGCGGCGGCCTCGCGGCGCACGTTAAATGCGTTTGAATCAGTAGGCTGCGCTTTAAATCCAATGGATCGTAAGTGATCGAATGCCGTTACTTCATAAATCTCGTCACGTTTATTACCAGCGGGATCACCCCATATAATAATTTCATGCTTGCTGTAACGCTCCGCTACCCTGGCTAACAGCTCTTGGCCGAATCTCTCCAATCCCATATCGAAAGTAACCAGCTCATCAAATATCTTCCACCCACCACCAGCGGAACGCTGGCCAAAAATTGCAGCTGGCGTTAAACCAAAGTCGACACCAATCTGAATAGGGTAGTAGGGATCAACATCGACCTGGCCGGACATTAACTCATCGTCATATTCAGGCCATACGGGGCGGCCTTCCTGCACAAAGGTGAACATTCCCTGGGCGTAACATCTGATCCAATCCGCATTCTTACCACCAAGTAGCTGCTCATAGTAACCGCTAGGTAGGTTGTTTCTATTCTCTGCTTTTGGATTAATCATCCACCACTTGCCACCGGAAAAGATAAACCCGTTAGCTTCTGGGTTTTCCGGCAAGTCGGACTTCTTGACCTCTAGCACACCGCCATCTTGACGGAAAAAATCCCAGCCAAATTTGCCGTTAATAGGATTCTTTTCAGATACGTCATGCCACCAGTGATCGGAATCAGGCGGGTTGGTATCCATCCAGATGCCATACCAGGTCGGGCCGCCGTCTGCTTTTGTTGGGTATCGACCAACGCGGTGAGTTAATCCATCGATAACTGCCTTTGGTAGCTCGCGGGCCTCGTTACACCATGCTCCAGTAATCTCTAATGAAAGTAACTTTCGGACTGATTGAGGTGTGTCTAGCGCTAGGAATATGACTTCACAGTCAATTCCAGCCGCGTCACCCCTAGAGGGTAACTTCAAGTGGTGCGATATTGGCGGTTGCCATCGCATTCCACCCCAGGTTGATTCTGGGAAAAGCTCTTGCCAGGTCTTGATCGTGGTTGTACGCAATTCAGGGTAAGTGTTTCGCACGATAACAAAGCGGGTGTATCGGATACCATCACGCGGGCTGGGTTTTTGCTGCACCGCTCGGCGCATAATTTCAGCAGCGCTGGCGTAGGACTTACCCGATCCTACTGGCCCCATCAATCCACGAACAAAAGCATCTGAGTTTAGGAAGTCCCAAACAACAGGGCTTTCAGAAAAATCTAAGTCCAAACTAGGTACATCAAGCATTCAATTCTTCCAAGAACTTTAACCATTCATCTTCAATCATTAGTTTCTTAACGTGAGCGTTTAGCAGCGCTTTATCGCCGTCTGCCTTTTTAGTGTCGTTTACATGCCATTTAATGTAATCAAGATCATAGGATTTAATGCGGCAAAGCATATCCATCAGCAGCTCAACATCTTTAATCTTGGCGTTTATTAACTCTTGTTTAGTCGGCATCATCGTGGCCCCAGGATAAAAACACAGTTACACCAGGCACATCGGAATACTGCTTAGTACCTTTCACGATATAGACCTGGCTATCGTCTTCGTAAATATGCCCATTCATGCCATCCATAATAATCTTAATGACGTTATCAATATCAGGCTTCTTGGGGTGGATCAGGTTTCTTTGGGCCAGCTCTTTCTTTTTCTTCGGCCAAGACTTCGGAATCTCGAATCGCGCAATAATATGCAGCACCATCGGAACCTCTAAGGTTTCCAGATCGTGCATCTCCATCTTCTCGCGGCATAACCTGGCGACCATATCTTCATAGTCTTTTGTTTTCTTAGGGGTATAAGCACGCCCGTTACCAAAACGTGGACGGCCTTTACCAACGGGCTGGCCTGGGACGCTAAGATAAATAGAATCAACCATGCCTATACTCCTAAGAAGTTAATTAGACTTCATCCAGTCTGTATTTTTTGGATTAATCCTAGACCATGAGTCCAGGCCGGATCGAATCAACATATCCGTCAGCTTTGACGTAGACATCTTTTCTTTTAACGCCAGCTCATCCAGGCGCAGCTTAATATCATCTGGAATCCGCACGAAAAGCGGAACCAAGTTATCAGCGTTTTGCTTCTTTCTGGTCATGTTATATTCCCTAATTTTCTAGCCTGCTCACCCAGTAGGTTGATTACCCACATCTCCGGCTTGCGCGTACCTTTCATCATGGCCTCGATATTCTCGATAGTGCCACCAGTGCGATCCGCTAACTCTCTAGGCGACATCCGAGCCTTCAGCATCAGGCTCCCCATCTCTTTACCCAGGGCCATATACTTAGTCTTCTTCTTTGCTGCCATCATCGACCTCTTGATATTCAGTAGTTACTTGCTTTTCCGGCCCCTTCATATTGAACGCAACGATAGACGGCTTATCTTCTTGCTTATCCAGGTCGTCTAACATGCCAGATGCCTTAGCCAATACCCGCAAGGTCGCAACCTTATCGTGCATTTCAATCGTTACATTGCCATCACGCACGCTAATCTTCTTAATCGCACGCAACGCATACTCTGGTATATCTTCCAACGGCTTAACAGTGCCATCGAGATTCACAATATCTGTAATGTTCGCAGTCCCCAGGGAAAGCAATTCAGCCGCAACAGCTTCCTTGTTTTGCCCCAGGGTTTCACTGCGACCGATCCGCTTCTGAACTT